GGCGGCCTTGTCGGTGGGCGTGTAGGCGCCGCGGGTCAGCTTCGCGGGAAGAACGGGCAGGCTGACCCAGTCGGGGTGCTGGCCGGCCTTGAACAGGCGCTGCACGAACTTCGGCAGGAGCCGGTCGGCGTGGTCGCGTGCGAGGCGCATGCCGGAGATGAGGGAGTCCAGCGGTCCCAGGGCCAGCTCGAGTTGGTAGCCGGACGTGAACTGGGCCGGGTCGCCGGTGCCGAGGGCCACGGCGGGGATGCGGGTGACACTGGCCGCCAGGTCCCGGAGGTCCTTCCGCTGGTTGCGCAGTTCGGCGAGGTTCTTGCTGGTGTCGACCGTGCTCATCGAGCCGCCCTCACCGAGGGTCCACACCATGCCGGGTCCAGCTGCGTATTGCTGCTGCGCCGACACTGCCTGTCCGGATATCGCATATACGGGTGATCCGGTGGTGGCCGAGGCCCGGGAGGAGTCTGTGTCGCTGGAGGACAACTCGTCGAAGACCTGCAACACCTTGGCCAGGGACGACTGCCCCCAGTGCTCGCCGGGCTCCGGGACCGAGTTCGGTACGTGGATCACCGGAATGAAGTCCTGGTACAGGTCCAGCCCGTCCAACACCTCGCCCTGCCCGTTGGTGGCGAACTGTGCCTTGTCCAGCGGGAGGGTGTCGACGTCAACCGGGGCCTTCAGGTCACCGAGCTCCCAGATCGCGTCGGTCAGGTACACGGTCTTGTAGGAGGGCTGCTCGGACCACGGGTACAGGCGGGTGATCGCACCTTGCGCATCCAGGGTGTCGCCGCGGCCGAGGACGGGCTGCGAAGGCTGGTCGTCGGACGGCTCGGACATGACGGTGGCCCGTACGGCCCGCTGACCGGTCTGGTCGACGCCGTTCGCGGTCTGCGGGCGGATCCAGTCCAGGTGGTAGGTGATGCGACGCAGCCGGGCGGGGAGGCGGCGGGCCTTGTCTTCAGGGAGCTCCCACGCGAAGTGGATGCGGTCGGGGAAGTCGGAGCCGTCGGAGTCCTCGTCGATGACGGGGAAGTAGAAGCCGGGGTCGAACGTCTTGATGCGGACGCGCTGCTTGTCCGTGTCCCAGTGCAGGAGATACACCCCGTCGCCGAGGGTGACGGCCTTACGTTCCGTCTGGAGGAGCCGCATGGGCAGCAGTTCCTCATCCGCCCACTCCCTCAGCAGGGTCTGGACGCGCTCGGCGGTCTCGGCTTCGGGGGTGCTCTGGTCGCCGCCGGCGTTCTCAGCGCCGGGGACGGTGATGGTCTGCTCCTCGCCGAGGACGTGCGAGGTGATGGTGTCGACGAACATGCTGGGGTCGCCGAACTCGCGGCGCTCGCGGGCTTCGTCGCCGTCCCGGTAGGCGTTCAGCTCGGCAACCTGGTTGTTTTCGTACGCGGTGAGCATCTTGTACGCGGCCAGGCGGCGTTCGTGCTCCGCTGGAACCCAGGTGGCGTGGGCTTCGGGGAACGCCCTGCGGTTGGGCATGCCGAGGTTGTCGCTGTAGAGCGGCTTGTAGTTCAGCCAAGACCAGGCGTCGATGATGACCGACTTCGCGCCGGAGAAGAGGCCCACCAGCTCACGCCTTTCCGCTGATCTCAGGCCCCGCGCCTGTGATCAGGGTACGGGTGAGCGGCGTCGGGGTTCCCTCGGCTATCGGCGGCCGCGGAGGCGCTGGTCGCTGTAGCTCTGCTGTCCGAGGCCTTGCTGCGCGGGGTCTGCAAGCTCCGTCAGCCCATGCACACCAGCGTCCATCCGGTCGGGGCTGTCGAGTCCTGGAAGCCAGGTGACCATCTGCCGCTCAAGGTCAGGGAACTCTCCAACGTGGTGAACGGCGCCCTGCTCATAGAGCTGAGCGATGGGTTCCGCGCGGAGGCGTTTACCTTGCTTGGCGTTCACCCCGATGAAGCGGGGCATGACCATGCCTCCGGTCTTCCCCTCCTGCTCTAGTTCGCGCCAGGCCTGGATGAGGACCTGCTTGATCATGTCGCCGCCAAAGTTCGTCTCTCCGACAAAGGCGTCTGCCCGTAGTTCGATGGCCAGGAGGCAGGCTTCGCGGCCCCAGGCTCCTGCTCCGTGCCGTCCGGATCGGTCGGCCAGAACGTACAGCTGGCCTTGGTCGTCGCGGCCGGAGGCGACGATGCCGGTCTCATCGTTCGCGGTGCCTGCGCCGCCGGAAGGGTCGATGGCGACGACGACGCGGGTGAGTTCGATGCCGCGGAACGCGACTGCGCTGATCCGGTTGGCGGTGATCCATGCCCATTGCCAGACGCCGCCTTCGAGGGGGCGGGGCTGCTGCTGGTAGAGGGCCCACCAGACGCGTTCGCCGACGGACTTGCGGATGCGGGCGTAGTCGTCGGCGTTGTACCGCTCGGGCCACAGGGCCTCGCCGGGCTGACGTGCGAGGGGGTCGTCTTCGGTGAGGGCGATCGCAGGTAGGTCGATGACGATCCAGTCGTCGGGTTCTTCTTTCAGGAGCCGCCCGGATAGGTCGTCGTCGTCCCAGCGGGTGTTCACCAGTAGGACGGAGCCTTGCGGTTCGAGGCGGGTGAGGAGGACGGACTGCCACCAGTCCCATACGCGTTCGCGCTGGGTGGGGCTGCCCGCGTCCTCGGAGCCTTTGAACGGGTCGTCCACGCAGGCCACGTGGGCGCCGCGGCCGGTCAACGGGCCTCCGACGCCTGCGGTGACCATGCCGCCTTCATGGCCGTCGATGTCGAATCGGTTGGCGGCCTGGGAGCCGTACTTGAGGTTGATGCCGAGGGTGGGGGCGTGTTCGGTGATGGTGTTGCGGACCCATCGGCCGTGGTCGTCGGCGAGGTGAGCAGAGTAGGAGGCGAGCATGAATCGGTGGTCGCGCTGCTTACGCAGATACCAGGTGGGCCCCCAGCGTGAGGTACGGCGGGACTTTCCTGCGCGGGGGGGCATGGTGACCATGGCGCGGATGCGTTCGCCAGCGTCGATGCGCTGGTAGATGCGGTCGATGATGTCGAGGTGGCGGGCCTGCATCTCCTTGCCGTGGGTCAGGACGGCGGCGAGCGCGCCGGGGCTTCGGTCCATGGCCATCTCGTGTTCTACGGCGGCGAGCTGGGCGCGCAGGTCGGCGGAGGCGCTCCGGATGATGTCGATGCGCTGCTCGTCGGGTAGGTGTCGGTAGATGGCCAGGAGGCCGCTATTCGCCGCCACTGTCCGTCTGGCCCTTGTCGCCGTCCTGACCGTCCGCGTCATCCCTGGGTGCGGAACCGACGCCGATGAGGGCTTCGAGTTCGGCGGTGGTTGCCTGGTTCATCTGCAACGGGCCGCCGCCGGCTCCGGTGAGTTCGGCCTTGGTGGGCATATCCAGGCCGTTCAGTTTGGCGCGGCGGTCCATCAGTCGGAGGACGGTGTCTACGGCCCGCATGTCGAGTTCCTCGCCGACGGTGTTGCCTTCCTTGTCGAAGACGGGTGAGGGCTGGGTGGCGCGGGGCCAGGCGGCCTCGAGGAGGGCGTCCAGGCGTTCGTTTTCCTGCTGCCGGTAGGTGCTGACCTCGGCGGCTTCTTCGTCGCGGTGGGCTTGGAGGACGCGGTTGAGGTCTTTGCGTGCGGCGCTGGGGCTGCTGTAGCCGATGGCGGCGATGCGGTCGTCGTCGTAGCGGACGCCTTGCCTGCGGAGTTCGAGGAGCTTGGTTCGGCGTACGGCGACGTCGTCGCGTTCGAATTTGGTCCATGCCATGGCGGTGGGGCTCCCGCGTGTGTGGTTGTCGAGGCCCCGCGCCTTGTTACGGATGATCGCCGATATCCGACTGAATGTTCCCCCGGCCCTCAGGGCTGGACGTGCGGAAGCCTCGCCGCCGGGGGATTGGGGGCGAGGCTTCCGTGTGCTCGGTGGCCCGCTGACCGAGGGGGCGGGCTCCGAGCGGTCTTGTGGCACGGCCCGGGTTACTGGGTATTCCAGTGGGCGCGGGGACACCCTGGAGGAGTAACTCATGACCTCCCGGGCCGTGCTGGTTTTGATGATGGGGTACGGGGCGGGGTTTGTCTGAGGCGCTATCCCCCGGGGGTTACCAGGGGGCGGGGGCGTGTCCGTTGGCCCAGGCTTCGAGTGCGTTGCCGTCGACCAGCCGGATGCCGTGGGGAAGGCGGGCGTTGGTGTCGTAAGCGGACCGGGTGAAGCCGGCAGTGGTGACGATGACGGCTTGGTGGCAGTGGTGGATGTCGCGGTAGACGCCGTTGATGGTCTGCACGGTGTCGGAGCCAACGTTGTTGCCCGCCCCGTTCCGCTTGCACTGGATGAGGATTCGGCGGCCGTCGTAAAGGTGGGCGATGACGTCGGCGCCTCGGTCGTTGGCCTGGCCGACGCGGGTGGCGGTGTGAACGGCCCGGTCTTCGAGGGCGAGTTCGGCGATGGCCTGTTCGAAGCGGCTGGGCTTGAGTCGGTGGAAGGCGTCGGCGGTGCGGCGTCCAGGGGCGGGAAGAGCGTCCCGCCGTGGGGTGATGCGGCCCAGGCGGGCTGTGGCGCGGGTCATCCATCGGGGTCGTATCGCGCGGAGGATGACGGCGGCAGCGATGAGGGCGGCCATGGTGGCGCACTGAATGGGCCAGGTGCGGACGGCGATGTATCCCAGGAGCAGGGTGACGGCGAGGCCGCCGAGGGTGATCTGCGGTAAGCCTCGG